AGTATTAGTTTCGGAACAGAGCAGGAACTTGGAGCAGGAACATTTTTTATATGTGGTGATGGACAGATAGAATCCATTTTATTTTGCAGTGATGGATTTTACATGTCTTATGGAAGAAAGGTTTACAAGTACATTGCTCTCCAGGACTTCAACTTCGAATATGCCAGAAAAGTTTATGCATGGATGAAAGTAGCAAGCCGTGATAAAGCCTCAGATAAGCGTCACAAAATTATTCGTAAATTGGAAGAACTTTTAAGATTAACGGATGAAAATGTGAAAGGACTGGAATATATCGAAGAAAAGGATACGATCATTATTCATTATACGGATAAGAGCAGCAGCCTTGTAAATGTGGCTCTGGACAGTGGGATAGCACTGATCAAGGATGTAGTGGGAATGATATGAAAGGAGACAGCATGGAGAAAAGTTACAATGAGTGTTATATCTGCGGAATAGTGCTGAATGAACCGGAACATTACTTAACAATCAACGGAGAAGATTTTTTCAGGACATTAGTATCTGTAAAAAGAAAAAGCGGAGCCGTTGATGTTGTTCCAGTCAGAGTTTCACAGAGAGCAGACGGATTTCCTAATATGAAACAGGGCGAATACCTGTATATAGAAGGAACAGTCAGAAGTTTTGATAATAAGCAAAATGGAAAGATGCATTTGGAAATCTATTTATTTGCGGAATATATATATCCGGTGGATGAAAAAGATACAGATGGATATGTGATTAATTCATTTGAATTTGACGGGACTGTCTGCAAACCACCAGTTGGAAGAGTTTTGATAGGAAATGGGGATATGAAATATATTGCGGATGTGCTGGTTGCAGTATCTGGAACAAAAAGAAGTTTTTATCTTCCATGTATCGTTTTTGGAAGAAACGGAAGATATTTATCTAGTCTTAAAGTTGGAACAAAGCTGAAACTTAGAGGAAGGTTCCAGAGCCGGAATTATATAGCAGAGGCAGATCCGTCAAATGAGGTAAAAACAGCTTATGAAATTGCAGTATCTGCGTATGAATTAAATGAATGATTGGGAGTGAAGTGAAAATATGAGATTAAAAATAATAATGGACATTGATACTGAACAAAGTAATCTTAACGAAGATGAGTTAAAAGATAACATTATTGAGTTTACAAGTGATTTATTAAATGGTGTGTATGAAGATAAAGTTGTCTTTGATTTAAAAGAAGTAGATTATAGCGATTAATCTGAACTTTATTCTGACATATTAAATTAAGAAAGGAAGGTGAGAGCAAATGGGACGAGCGAGAATCGCAATGCAGGTGGAGATTCCAGAAGAGGTTGAACAGGATTTTAGACTGTTTGTTGTCCTGCATGGCGGAAAGATAATCAATAAAAATGCCGACCTCCGCGGCAACGGAAAATCGGCACAAATCAAAAAACACAAATAAAGAATAACAGAAAACAGACAAAAAATCAATGGAAGGTGGTGATTCTTGTGGAGCAGATAACGGTGGAGGAATATGCAGATCTGAAAGGCTGTACAGTGCAGTATGTCAGACGATTAATTTCAAACGGAAAACTTAAAGCTAATGAGAGATTCGGTGCAGGCGGTAAAAACGGATTATCCTATTCTATTCCTCTGGCAGAGTGTCCTCCAGCAGTCATTAAAAAGTACAACAGACTCCACAAGAAGGCAGCAGAGCCAAAGCCGGAGAGACCGAGATTAGTACCGGAAAATGTGGAAGCACTGACCGATCAGGAACGGTCGGAGGTGGGATTCTGGCAAAGTGTCTTGGCTGAATGGAATGAATACCGAAACCAGGGCGGATTGAAAAGCGAAATGGATGAAAAGTTTGTTGTATATCTCAACAATAAATATCCGGACATGCAGTTTTCGGTGCGGATGCTTTACCGCAAGAAAAAAACACTGGATCAGTATGGATCATGTGCGCTGGCAGATGGTCGGGGAAAGCACGATAACCATAAAAAGGCAGTGCCTACCAAAGTATTTGACATATTTGAATACTATTATCTGGATCAGTCGCAGAAATCTGTCAGGGAATGTATGAGGCTCACGGAACTTGAAATCAAACATGAAGGAGCAGAGGAACTGCTGCCGATCGCAAGCGAGAAGTCATTTGCCAGAGAAATAGAGCGGAGTATTCCGGTGCCGGTACTTAAGTACTTCCGGCTCGGACAAAAAGCATTCAAGGATGAGTGTGCACCATACATAAAACGTACTTATGATGATCTGCACTCCAATGACATATGGGTATGCGATAACCACACCTTTGATATTTTTGTGGATGACGGAGAATGTAAAAAGCCGATCAGAGTTTACCTTACAGGATTTCTGGATGTCCGGTCTCGGAAGATGGTCGGATGGTATGTGACGGACGCGCCGTGTTCGGATGCCACCTTACAGGCATTGAGAAGGGGAATCGAACGGTATGGAATCCCTAAAAGGATCTTATCCGATAATGGACGAGAATTTTTAACACATGATATCGGTGGACGCGGATTCCGCAAGAACGGACGCGAGGACGAGCACAGCGCACCAACTATCTTGGATAATCTCCAGATCGAGTTCCGAACGGCACTTGTGCGAAATGCAAGGGCAAAGATCATTGAGAGGGCATTCCTGGATGTGAAGGAGATGTTTTCGAAATTATTTGAGGGTTATACCGGAGGCACGATTAAAGAGCGACCGGAACGACTTAAAACAATGGCAAAGAGAGCATCCAATTTTACACCTTATGCCGATTTTGTGGACTATGTTGATCTGTACATAGACGGATGGTTTAACTACCAGACACATGTTGGTGCCGGAATGGGGAATAAAAGCCGGAATGAAGTATATGCAGACAATCTGATAGAGATGCGGACAGCAACAAAAGAAGAATTAAATCTGATGATGCTGCGTAACAGCCGCATGACTAAGGTACGGAGAGATGGCGTTGTTCTTAAACTCTATGATACGGAAATACCTTTTTGGTCGGATGAACTGCTGTATAACCACATTGGAGAGAGCGTTTATTTTCGTTACAACCCAGATGATCTGTCTGAGGTCAGGGTATATGACGAGAACGACCGCTTTATCTGTACCGCACAGCAGCATACAGCATTGAGTTATTTCGCCAGCAAAGAAGACGTTGCAGAAAAAATGCGGGAGCAGCGCCAACTGGAAAAAGTCGTCCGCGCCTACAAAAAAGAGAAAAATATTCAGGCAGAGGATGCACTGGCATTGGTTCTGGAAGAGGCAGAGAGAAATCTTGCAGTTGGAGAGCGGCTTGATCCTAAGATCATTACCCCGATCCGTAAGATGGATGAAAGCGAAGAAGATTATGCATATGACAAAGCTGTCGGAGCTGATGATGCAATTGACTGGTCACTGGCTATTGAGAGACTGCAGGCAGCTAAAAATAATTAGGAGGATATCGATGGAAGATTTAAACAACAGTACAAACAATATTGAAATGTCTGTAGAACAGGCAATAGATTTTTTGAGAAGTTACATTGAGCGGACAAAAAAGACACAGACGGCAGTGGCAGGAGAACTTGGTATCTCCTCCGGTGCATTGTCAAGTTTCCTCGCAGGAAATTATAAGACACCTCACACGATCGTACCTAAAGTTAAAAATCTTGCGGAAGTGAGCGAAAAAAAGAAGATCACATTATCAGATCCGCCGTTTGTTGAGACAAGTGTCTCTGTCATGGTAGAGAATGCGATCAAGTACAGTCACCTGAGAGGCAGGATATCCGTTGTATATGGTGATGCAGGGATCGGAAAAACACAGGCATTCCGGCATTATCTGGCAAACAATTCACTAGCAATCGGAATTACTATTTCACCTACATATGCGTCAATCACAGGCGTAAATGAACTTCTGGCAGAGCAGCTTGGTGTCCGGGAGCGTGTGGCGCGTAAGATCACAAACGAGATTGTGACAAGACTTAAGGACTCCGGCAGGGTGATCATTATTGATGAGGCACAGCACCTGACGGTGCGTGCATTAAATCATATCCGCTGTCTGGCGGATGAATCCGGCATTGGCATCTGCCTGATCGGTAATGAGGATGTTTATTCCAAGTTAAAAGGTACCGGAAAAGCAGATTTCGCACAGCTTTTTTCACGAATCGGCATGAGGGAGCCGGTGTCGATCAACAATATCAAGCGTGAAGATGTACAGAGAGTATTTCAGGACGCTGACCTTCCGGACGATGCGGTAGATATTCTTTATAAAATTTGTCATACCAATTATGGGCTTCGCGGTGCGGTCAATGTATTTGTCAATACTGCTGCATGCTTTGGCAGTGAGATCACTGCTGCAACAATCGCACGCATGATGCGCCAGATGAATATTGGGAGATAGCCTATGGTGTCGGAAGAATTGAGAGATAAATACTGGAACATCCTGAACGGAACACGGCAGTCCGGGCGGATCAGTCCGTCCGTGATCAGACGTGTGGAAGAATCATGGAGTAAATTTGATGATGATGTGGTGGAAGAAGCACTGGGCATACATATTTCCCACTACAAAACATACAAAGAAAATTACACTATCGGTATTATGCGTAATCTCCAGAAGAAAAAAGCAGAGGGTGTACCGGTAGTAAAGCAGAAAAAGAATTCGTTCAATAATTTCCACCAGCGGAAGTACGATTATGACGAATTGGAACGACAGCTGATAAATTCAAGTTTGTAAGGAGGAAACAGTTATGCAGAAAATTGAGATCATATTGGAAGGACCGGATGAAGTTAAGTGTGCGGAGCTGATCAATGACCTTGCTAATGCCACCATGGGACATTATAAGGTATCTCCGGTGAACATCTTTTGCGGAAGGGCACCTGTAAAGAAAGGGTTTGCAGGATTGCAGATTCCGGCTTTTATGAACCGGCATGTTGAAAATGCGAATGAAAGTACGGCAGTTGGAAAGTGAGGGTGAATGATGAATAAGAAAGATGTATTGGAATTAAAACGCAGACTGAAAAAAGAATACTGCACATTTACCAGAATGTGTGGCTGCTATGTGGACATTGATGGCACTAAGATCACAAAAATTGAGGAAACATTCCTGAATCTGGAAGATGAGGAATTCTACAAGTATCTTGACATTGCGAAAAAAGTGCTGTCTGGCAGCATTGGAAACAATCTTTTAGAACTGAAATTTCCGGCTGAAGAGGAAGCAGCAGGCGGCAGACAACAGATTTTAATGGGACTGCGCGAAAGCAAACTAAAAAATGAGAAGCTGTTGGATAATTTCTATGACCAGATTATATATGAGTACGATTATGTAGGGAAGTATCTTATCCTTATTTTTCATGATGCGTATGATGTTATAAAAAAATCATCAGACAACAACAGTCTTGATGAATCGGAAGAGGTTTATGAGTATCTTTTATGTGCCATTTGTCCGGTGGAACTCTCAAAAGCAGCATTGAGCTATGAGGAGACTGAGAACAGGATCGCACCTCGGATCAGAGACTGGGTTGTAAAAGTGCCGGATACAGGATTTATTTTTCCGGCGTTTACAGACAGAAGCACAGATATACATTCAGCCATGTTTTATACAAGAAATGCGAGGTGTCCACATAGAGAGGTTGAAGAGAATGTCTTAGGCTGCAGCTGGCGGATGACCTCATTACAGAAGCAGGAAACTTTTTCACAGATTATCCGGGATATTGTTGGTGAGGGTGATAAAGAAAAAATTATATATAACGAGATTCAGGACATGTTATGTGAGCATGTTCCGGAAAAGGATGCGGAATCAGAGCCGGATGATAAAGAACGGAAGACACTTACAACTGATGTAGTGACAGATATCATGAAAACTGTCGGACTTCCATCTGAGCAGGTGGCACTTGTGAGGAAAAATTATGAGCTCCTTATTCCGGAGGATACGAAAGTGGATGAGGTTATTGATAAAAAATCAGTGAGAGAATATGGGCAGGAAAAATATATTATGAAGCTTACAGGACTGCTGCAAAAAGCAGCCGGAATGTTAAAAGGCTATGGGGAAAGCAATATCGTTCAGGAGATTGAGAATAATTTAAAAGACCAGTGAACATCACCGCCGTGAGGCGGTGCCTAATGCAGCCGAAGGACTGTCACAAGCCAGTGAAAATGCAGAGTGGGCAAAACGAAAGAAAGGAGAGCAAAGTTCATGGCTAGAAAGAAAGTTACAGAACAGGTATTAAAAAGCTGGGATGAAGTTAATGATTCCCTGAAACTGATTGGTGAGGCGCAGAATGCCATTGATACGATCGAGGCAGAACTGAATGACCAGATTACAGATCTGAAGACTGCTGCAAAAGAAAAAGTCAAGAAACATGAGGATGTTATCAAGATCAATGAAGCGCTCATCCAGCAGTACACGACAGAGCATAAGGACGAACTGAAAGGAAAGAGCAAGAAACTTGCTTTTGGTACACTCGGATTCAGACTTTCTACAAAACTTATCCTTCCGAAAGCGATAAAGACAGTCATTGAGAGCCTTCAGCGCAATGGAATGATGGACTGCCTCACTACCAAGGTAACAGTCAATAAAGAAGTCCTTAAGACTTATGATGAGGCTGAAATCCTTAATGTCGGGGCAAGTTTGAAGAGAGAAGACACTTTCTGGTATGAAACAGACAGACATACCGTGCAGGATGAATAGGAGGCATGATATGCAGCCAATCACTACATCACAGATGAGAAAAATATATGCTGCTGCAAGAGAGCATGGTCTTGATAATGACCTGCTCCATATCCATCTGCAGACAGTTACCGGAAAAGAGAGCTTAAAGGAGCTGACAATGAGTGAAGCGATAAAACTCATAGACAGTCTGGAAGGTAAAAAAGGCAGAACCGGAAGTATGCAGATGACGGAAAAGCAGTTTAGATATATCAACATGCTTATGAAAGACCTTGGTTGGATGGATGAAAACGGAAAAAGAGATTATAAACGTCTCAATGGGTTCTGCAGTAAAAGATATGGTATTGACCATTACCGCTGGCTCACTTCGTCAATGGCTTCCAAGGTCATAGAGGGATTGAAGAACATGTTAAAGAACCAGGAGGAAGAATCGTGAAACGTGGTATTGATGTTTCGGATAACCAGGGTGTTATCAATTGGAGCCGGGTAAAGGCAGCAGGCGTTGAATTTGCAGTATTAAGATCCACAAGGGGATCAGGAAAGACAGACTATCAGTTTGTGAACAATGTGAAGGGATGCCGTGATAATGGAATCCCATTTGATGTATATAAATATACATACGCATTGGATGAAAATGCGGCGAAGGAAGAAATGAAGCTTGTGTGTGAGCTTTTGAAAGCAAACAATATCTGCTGTACAGTTTGGTTTGATATTGAGGAGAAGAAACTCCGCGCACTTGGAAAAGATGCCATCACAAAGATTGTAAAAGCAGCTGAGACGGTGGCTGACCAGTATGGATATCCATTTGGTATCTACTGTAATAAAGACTGGTACGACAATGTGATCGACACAAAGGCATTTGATAATGCTTTCTGGATCGCGCGTTATCCTTCCAAAAAGAAGATGACATTGAGCCAGCTTCCGGGGGATGACAATAAACCGCAGGTGACACAGGAGCTGTTCGGATGGCAGTACAGTTCCAATGGAATCGTAGATGGTATTAATAAAGAAGTGGATATGGATGTCATTTATCAGGAGAGCAGTAGCAGCACAGCGGGGAATGGGGCTTTGGTAAAAGCAAATCCATACAGGGAACCTGCTTACACCCTGTACCGCGGAAGAATGGCAATGCAGCAGGAGCATGTGAAATGGCTCCAGTATTATCTGGTAGAGGGCGGATACCTTGCTACAACTTATAGATCAGGTTCCAAGAATAAGAACAGTATCGATGGTAAGTTTGGTGAGAGAACCGAAAAAGCAGTGGAAATGTTCCAGCTGAAACATCCGGGCAGTTATTCCACCAAAAAGCCGGATAAGCGTGTGGGACCGGCAACCAAAAAACTGCTCAGGGAAGGAAAATAAAAAAAAGCTTGTAGAAATTCAGGAGACGTATTAAAATGGCAAGAGAAAAAGATATTATCTCCGGGATTACTATTGAGGATCTGCAGGAGCAGCACAGACCAATTGCAGAGAGCATTGGGATGGAAAGCTTTATAAAACTTGTCAGGGAATTTGGTGGAAGTGCCATTTATATCCCACAGATGAGGGAAGTCACGAAGATGAGGGTTTATCGGATGATCCGGGATGAGTTTGACGGAACCAATATCAAAAAACTTGCAAGCAAGTATGACGTTTCCGAATCTACAGTGTACAACGTGGTCAGGGAGCAGATACAGAGCGGTGTACATAAACATCCGATGATACCAGGACAGATGTCAATAGCAGATATGCTCCAGTCCGGGGAATAGTAAAATTAATTGTAGCGTGCAAAGTACAAAAATTATAAGAACACTTAGAATAGACATTGCAAAGAGGATTTGCAGTGTCTATTTTTTTATACTAATTTTCAGGGGGTTTAATTATGTTGAAAGAAATTTTAATGAGCATTTTAACAGCAGTGGGGATAACAGTTGCACTTATTATTGCAAGAAGAGTTACGGAGATCCTGAATACATTTCTTGAGAAAAAGAAAGCCGAGGCGGAAGAGGCACAGAATAAATCTGCTGCCACCGCCTATGCAATGGCAATCACCATTCTCACTAGCATTACGGAGAGCACGGTGAGCCGGATAGAGACGACACAGGCAGCAGCAGTCAGGAAAGCAGTCAAGAAT